CCGGAATATTAGGGTGGTGGTTCCACCCCGATCGGCGTTACGCCGGTCGTCAGTCAAACGGAGGTGACTGGTAAGCCCATCGGGGTTCAAGCTGGAGTGGGCGCTTCCGTTATTCATAATAACGGTTTCTCGCAGTCGTTCACTGAACACTGCATTCTTATCGGTCTAGTTTCTATTAGGGCCGATCTTAATTACCAACAGGGACTTAACCGTATGTGGTCCCGCTCTACTCGTTGGGATTTCTACTGGCCTGCTCTCGCTCATATTGGCGAACAGACAGTTCTTAACCAGGAGATTATGGCAGATGGAACTGGCTCTGATGCTCTGGTGTTTGGTTATCAGGAGCGCTTTGCGGAATACCGCTATAAGCCTTCTATGATTACCTCTCAAATGCGCTCTTCGTATAGCGCTTCTCTTGATGCTTGGCATCTGGCGCAAGATTTTTCGGTCGTTCCTAAATTGGATACGGCCTTTATTGTTGAAAATCCGCCTATTACTCGTATCTCTGCGGTCCCTTCGGAGCCGCATTTCAAAATGGATACGTATATTCGTCTTAAGTGTGCTCGGCCAATGCCGATGTACTCTGTCCCTGGTATGATCGACCACTTCTAATGGAGCATTTATTATGGGGTTTCTTGATACTTTCAAAGATATTGGGAAGTCCGTTATCGGCAGTGTTGCTGGCCCTCTTGCTGGTGGTGCTCTCGATTTATACGGTGCTTCGGTTCAGCAAAGCAGTGCTAAAGCTGCTTCTCGTGAGCAGATGGAATTCCAGAACCAAATGTGGAAGAAGTCGGCGGAGTACAACACGAAGAGATATAAATCTCAGGTAGGCCTTTGGCAGAATCGCTATGACCATGCAATGAAGGATATGAAGGCCTCGGGGTTGAACCCGTTGCTTGCTGCTGGAGCTACTCCTCCAGGTCCTCCTAATACTGCTGGTGCGCCTGGTGTGCCTTCTGGCTCGGCGTACCAGGCTATTAATCCGACGGCTGGTCTTGGCCGCTCGGTATCTCAGGCGACCACTTCTGGCCTTGCAGCATATAAAATTGAAATCGAGCGAAAGCGTACTGAGGCGCAGACTAGCTTGATTAAAAAGCAAGGGGCTAATGTGTCGGCCGACACTATGTTAAAAAACGCTTCTGCGCGTGAAGTAGAAGCAAGAACTCCAACCCATGCTAAAGGCATGGAATTAACTACTGCTAAAGTGCAGCTGACTAAAGATCAGCAATTAAAGACTGTGATGGAAGCGGCTGTTAAGAAAAAGCAGCTTTCTATTATGGAAAAAGAGCTAATACTGGCGATTATGGATATTGATATTTATAAAACTTCAATCGGCGGTATGGCCCGATGGCTAAAGACCATGGGGATTTCTGCGAAAGACGCGCAATCGATGGCTGGTGCATTGATTAGATTGCTCCGGTGAGCTGTGGATCCACGTCGTGTTTAAAAAACGACGTGATATGTTATAGGGATTACAAGGAGTTAGAATTATGAAACAGAAACGACTTGCTCCGCGGCTGCAAATTGATTGTGGCGCTGGTGGCCGCACAAAGCAGTCCTTTAAGGACGAATGCGATATTAATTCGATTATGGCCAAGTTTGAAAAAACGGCGATGGTCGAGCATGTGAATGAGCATCAGGGGCGCTACGCGGATTTTACTGATGGTGCCCAAGATTTTCACTCGGCGATGAATCATGTTCGGAATACGACTGAGATGTTTATGACGCTGCCGGCGTCGATGCGTGAGCAATTCAATAACGATCCGGGAGACTTTATTGAGTTCATATCTGAGGCCGAAGAGGACGAGCTGCGTGAGCATGGCTTATTGCCTGCTGAAGGCGACTTGGCGGCTGCTGCCGCGCCAGTGGCGGAACCGGAGGTTTCGGCCCCTGACGACGCCCCTAAGGCGGTGGAAACGCCTGAATAAAGCGAAAACACATTTGATCTACTTGATATCAAATGTGTGACTGACACCAGATACCTGGTTGTCAGTCAAAGAGCGACGAGTGCAAACCTGAGAGCAAAGGAGCGATACTATGGCGAGACGGCGTAAAAAGATGACCCGGCGCGGTTCCCGGAAGTCATTCCGGAGAGGCGCAAAGGTGCATCGCAAAAATACTAGAGCTGCACCGATGCGGGGCGGTATTCGGCTCTGACGGGTGCCCTGCTTCCACCCACTAAATGCGTGGTGGCGGGACCGGCCGCACCACAGGACGGGCAAATACGGCTTGTCCTTCGTGCGGCCGGCGGGTGCCACCCACCCGGATATAAAAGTGCCTTGTGGCCGATGTATCGGCTGCAGGGTGGACCGATCGCGAGAGTGGGCGGTCCGCTCCTACCACGAGGCACAACTTCACGAAAATAATTGTTTTATTACATTGACTTATAATGATGAACACTTGCCGGCTGATGGGTCGGTTGATGTGCGCCATTGGCAGCTGTTTGCTAAAAGGCTGCGTAAGCTGATGGGGCCCTTTCGGTACTTCCATTGTGGAGAGTACGGGGGGAAAAATCAGCGCCCCCATTACCATGCATGTCTTTTTGGTTTAGACTTTCCCGATAAGGTTGTGTTTCAAGTAAAAGATGATAATATTACCTACACTTCTGAGGTCCTAGCGGAGCGTTGGGGAATGGGATTTTGTACCATTGGCGCGGTTACTTTTGAGAGCGCCGCTTATTGTGCGCGGTACATTTTAAAGAAGTATTTAGGTGAAGGTTCGGAAGAGCATTATGAGGCTTACGACCTGGAGACTGGTGAGGTCCAGGGTCATGTTAAGCCTGAATACGTTACACAATCTAGGAACCATGGTTTAGCACATGGTTGGCTTGAGAGGTTCGGCCTCTCTGAAATTTATCCAGATGATTTTGTTGTTATTGGGAACCGAAAATTAAAGGTTCCCTCTTATTATGATGTCCAGTTGGAAAAGCTGGACCCTGTTCTTTATGAGCAGGTTAAAGCGAAGCGGTTAGAGCGGATGGAGTTGATGGAACATGAGTATACTCCAGAGCGTTTGGCCGTGCGTAAGGAGGTCTTTGTTTCACGCATTAAAAAGCTGAAACGTAATTTGGAGGGTGAGGAATGATTTTACATGCTTACACTGTTATGGACACCAAGGCGCAAGTTTACTTGGCTCCGTTCTTCCTTCGTTCTGCTGGGGAGGCGATTCGGCAATTCACTGATCTCGTTAATTCAGACCACCCTATCGGTCGCCATCCTGCTGACTATAATCTGTTCTCGATTGGTTCTTTTAACGACCAGACTGGTGGTTTTGAGGAAGGGATTCAGACAATGCTTGGCAATGGTCTGGATTACCTACAGGTCGCTGAGGGCGATTTATTCACGACTAGTAAACTGAAGGAGGCTTAATTATGTATGGCGGTTCTCGCCCCTCTGTCATGAAACATGACTTTTCTAAGGTACCGGGCGCTGAAATTCAGCGTTCTAGTTTTGACCGTTCGCACGGTCATAAGACGACTTTAGACGCCGGGTTCCTTTATCCTATCTTTGTTGACGAGGCTTTGCCCGGCGACACTTTCTCTTTGCAGATGACTGCATTGGCGCGTTTGACGACGCCTTTGTATCCTGTAATGGACAATATGTTCATTGATACTTTTTTCTTCTCCGTCCCTATCCGTTTGGTTTGGGACAATTGGCAGAAGTTTAATGGCGAGCAAGATAATCCACTCGATAGTACAGATTTTGTGATGCCTAAGATGTCTGCGCCTGTTGGTGGCTACCTGGCGCAGACTTTGCACGATTATTTCGGGCTTCCTGTGGATGTTGATCCACTTGTTCACCGTGCGGATTTTTTCCGCGCTTATAACCTGATCTATAACGAATGGTTTCGTGATCAGAACTTGCAGGACAGTGTGGTTGTCGATAAGGACGATGGCCCTGACGACCCCTCGGACTATGTCCTGCTTCGACGCGGTAAGCGTCATGATTATTTTACCTCTTGCCTTCCTTGGCCTCAAAAAGGCCCTGCTGTCGAGTTGCCGCTAGGCGAAAAAGCTCCTGTTTATGGAATTGGTGTGCTCGATGGCTCTAGTTACTCGTCTACGCCGTCTGTTCGTGAGACCGGTGGGAGCGGTCTCACAAGCTATACGGCGGCTCAACAGACCGGTACATCGGTCTTGGTTGAAGAAGACCCAGACAACGCCGGGTTTCCCGGTATTTATGCTGATCTGGCTCTTGCTACTGCTGCCACTGTTAACCAGGTGCGCCAGTCCTTTCAAATTCAAAAATTGTACGAGCGCGACGCTCGTGGTGGCTCACGTTACACCGAAATTATTCGGTCCCATTTCGGCGTTACGTCGCCTGACAGTCGATTGCAGCGTCCGGAATATTTGGGTGGTGGTTCCACCCCGATCGGCGTTACGCCGGTCGTCAGTCAAACGGAGGTGACTGGTAAGCCCATCGGCGTTCAAGCTGGAGTGGGCGCTTCCGTTATTCATAATAACGGTTTCTCGCAGTCGTTCACTGAACACTGCATTCTTATCGGTCTAGTTTCTATTAGGGCCGATCTTAATTACCAACAGGGACTTAACCGTATGTGGTCCCCCTCTACTCGTTGGGATTTCTACTGGCCTGCTCTCGCTC